AGCTCACGCACGCTGAATACGTGTCGGCGACCGAGAAGTGCAAGCTCATCGCGTTTGTCGGATCTCATCCGAGCCTATTCGACAATTGGAAGGGCGAGGTTCATTTATTCAACTGCCCGGTACCTAGCGATAAATATAGAGAGGCTGTTGACCAGATTGAGCCGTTTTACACGTACGTCTCAACCGGTGGCAATGTACTTGGCGCCGCCACCTACATCGCAAAAGCCATATTCGGTTCAAACCCTATCATCTTTATGGGTGCAGACTTCTGCTTTTCCTACACTGACAACTTTCACGCATGGAAATCAAAGTACGACGGCAACCTTGGTGAAGCCATGCGCGCCGTCGACGTGTGGGGTAACGGTGTTCTCACATGGCAAAGCTATTTCAATTTCAAAGTTTGGTTTGACTGGCTTAGTTCTAACGTTCCCGGAATTTACATCAACTGCACAGAGGGTGGGCTCTTGGGCTCATACCCAGAGGGGAATATTGCGAGCATCAAGCAGATGACGCTTGAGGACTGTTTATGGATGTACACGATGCATGAGCAAATGCGCGCTCAGTGTGAGGCGCCTGAATCGATAGATAAAAAAATTCTTTTCTGAGGAGGAAAGATGGCAGCGCCAACAGTAGTAAAAAACGGATTGTTCTCGGTCGGAAACAAACGACAAGTAAACTTGAAGGTCACGCTCGGCGCCGCAAGCGGCGTGGTTGATACGGGCTTAGCCTTTGTCGATCACATCGTTTATGCGCCGATCAGCATGGCAACCTCATCGATCACGCTCGCGGCAAATTTAAGCTCGAGCACTACAGCGATCAACGGACGCATCTCGATTAATTCGGGCGCCTCTGGTGACGCGATCTTTATCACTTGCTACGGAAAGTAGGACTAAATGGCGGGCACAGTTACACCGACCTACACGAAAGTTCAAGGAGCGTTCGGGACTCATACGCTTAAGACCGCAGTCGCCTGGACGTCTGACACTTCTGGAGATGCGACGGGTACAATTAATTTCCACGGATTTTTGATCAAAGTGATCACTGATCCGGGCTCGGTCGCGCCCAGTGACAACTATGACTTGAGTCTTGTTGCAGACGGGATTGACCAGCTCGGCGGCCTTCTCGTCGATCGCGATACGGCCAATAACGAATTGGTTTACCCGGTCGTGAGTGGTGCGTCGACTCCGATCTTTTTAGCGGGGGACCACACGTTTACAATTGCAAACGCTGGTAGCACCAAGAATGGGGTTGTTTATTTTTATCTGCGAGAGTCTTAAAATGTTGCTTGGAATGTGTCGGGGTAAAAGAAAAGCGTCGTCATCGACGCCGCCAACATTGCTCTCAGCGACTGTCGCTTCAAACGGCGCGACGATTGCGCTCGTCTTTACCGCGCCTGTCTCGCCCATGCTTCCGGCGTCCGGTGCGACGGGACTGACTGTAACCGTGGCTGGCTCAGGCGCTGCGATTACCTCGACTGCAACGGTTGCTGCGACAATTACGCTCACGATGACTGTTCCGATATTCGCCTCACAAGTTGTTACTATCGCTTACTCTGCTGGGAACATCACAGATTCTGCGCCAACGGCGCTTGCGAATTTCGGCGCAACGGCTGTCACGAACAGCTCGACGAGATACACGAGCACTAAGTCACTTGTCTTTGACGGTGTAGACGAGTCAATTTCCGTTGCAGATAATAACCTGCACGACTTCTCGACCGCCATGACCTGCAGTATGTGGGTTAAGGGCGCGGCCGGTGTGGCTCCGTTTAAAGTCCTTGGCGGTAAGTCAGATTACGGCGGGACAACTGCATGGTCGTGGTATCTCGAAAAGAGTAATGCGACAAAGGCCGCTGTTGTCCTTTCGTCAGATGGGACGTCTGCTAACCGGAAATTATACGTGACAAGCACTACCATTTGGGATGGCACTTGGCATCACTTTGCCTTTACGTTCGCACCAAACGTTTTAAAATTATACGTAGACCGCGTCCTAGACGCATCTCCGACCAAGACTCTTGATGCTACAGTTAATAGCATTTTCGCCAATTCAGTCGCAACCCGCTTTAGTGCTGGTCGCAATAATGGAACGCCCGCTGATTTTTTCGCAGGCTCTTTTAATAATATAAGTCTGTGGAACGCGACACTCACACAGGCACAAATTGACGAGCTTGCGACGAACGGCAAACCCGCAGATCTTGCGCTTCACTCGCTTTACGCGACCAATTGCATCTCTTGGTACAAGTGCGGCGACGGCGACACGATCGGCGCGAATGGCATTCTCGATACGACTTCAAACGCAATTCATATGACCCCGAACAATATGGAAGCTGGCGACATTGCCACAGATGCACCGTAAACAAAGGAGATAAAATGCAGGTAAAAGTAGTCAACGACAACGTTCATCCCTACAGCGAAAAATTCCGTGGGAAAGACATTTACATCGGTCCGAAAGAATCGATTTTGATGGATCTCAACGACGCTCATTTATTCCTAGGCATTATGCCTCCGAGTATTGAAATCGACGGGAACGGAATTCAGAAACCGACGAGTTACAAGATGCTCAGAATTGAAGCGACTGCTGCGCCAGAGACTGCGAAGGCGGTCGCAAATACCAAGTGCATGGCGTGCAACAAGGATCTGCAAACGAAGGCAGGACTTGAGGCCCACATTGCAGAGGAGCACGCAGACTCGATGGTCGATGAAGAAGCTCGGGAAGAAGTTGTTCAAAAGTCGAAAGGACGCTCCAAAAAAGGGGGATAGTTCCCAGTGACGCCACAAACTATTGAAGATGCGGCTAGACGAAAATATAACTCAACAGGCTCAACGTTTTACGCGCAAGCGGAGATCTGGGCCTTAATTTACCAGGCAGAGTTAGAGATTGCTCGCGAGACTAAGATGCTCGAGGGTCGGACTACGATTTCAGGCGGTTCAATCGCTTCAACGCAGAGCTATGCCTATCCGACCGGTGTTCTCGAAGTTAAGCGCGTGGAATATAACGGGCAAAAGCTCAAGCGCATTGATTTTAGAGAAGATGACCGGATCACGTTCTTAAATTCAAATACCACCGAGACCGGAACGCCCACTTATTACTACGACTGGGATCGAACGCTCTACTTCCGGCCAATACCTGACACGTCAGCGCTTGCGATTCGAATTTACTACTACAAAGAGCCCGCTGAGATCACGTCGGCCTCGCAGGTTTTAGAAATTCCTTCGATCTTTCACATGTGCATTGTCGACTACGTTGCGGCCGAGCTTGCTGCAAAGGACACGCAATGGGATACGGCTAAGGCCTACTTTGATAAATGGTATGAAAAGCATTTGCCTGCCATGGTGAAGTGGACCAGAAAACGCCGCACGGGCGATTCGTTTGGCGTCACGCGTGATGAGATGGACCTGACCGGCACTAATTTAGGGCCGCTATGAAAAAGGAGATATCACCTGCTAAAGGCCGATATCTTTTCGACGGCGGACTTAACACTAAGTTCGAAAAGACCCTCATTGACGACAGCGACAGCCCAAGCTGCTTGAATGTCGAGTTTTCAAACGGTGCGGTGGGCACCAGACAAGGCGTTGCAAAGAAAAACACGGCGCTTGTCGGCTCCTTTGTCTGTGACGGCCTCTACACTAGGCACACGAACGCAGGCGCTCAAACCATGATCGCCTTTATGGGTGGATCGGCTTGGTCGCTTGCCGGTACAACCTTTGCGACCATTCCAAGTGCTGTGAGCGTGTTCACCGCGGGCGTGCGTGTGGCTGCGACTGAGTATCAGCAACATATGTTTATTGGGAATGGGTTTGTCATTCCATACAAGTACAACGGCACGGACTTTACGAGGCACGGCGTTTACCCGCCAACTACGACGTCGACCGTTGCGAGTCAGGCCACGGGTGGACTTTCGGGCGCATATAACTACAAGGTCGTTTACGTCAACACTCAGTCGGTTGAGAGCGACGTGGGTCCTGCGACTGCAACATTTACGGTTGTAGCCGGAACGATGAGAATTACGTCCATCCCGGTCGCTCCGCAGAGCTTTGGCGTATCTTCGCGGAGACTCTACCGGACGCCGACTAGCTCGACCGTTTACAAGCGCCTAACGACAATCAACGACAACACGACCACGACCTATGACGACAACATCGCAGATGCGGCTCTTGGCGCGACAGCACCGACTGATCATGGTGTGCCGCCATTTTATAGCGTGATCTGTTATCACCGGGACCGATTGTTTTGCAACGATCCTGCAAATCCAAACTATGTCACTTATTCTAATTTGACAGAGCCCTATACGTTTGGTGCGACAAATTTCAGACAGTTCGGC